GTTTTTATGAATCTGGCATCAATATTTTTCGCTTCCTTTAGATACTTCGAATCTATCATACGAGGAATGATGAAAGGAATCGCGAACGTAAAGAGCAATGAAAACACAGCAGACACCCAGAAATATCCAACTCCCTTAGGGGTACTAGAAAACCCAGTCGAAACATAGAAAAACATGAACATCTGAAGAATAGCTATCAAAGAGAACCAATTGAAGTGGTAGCGACCTGCTCCTCCTCCAGCTCCACCAATTGTTTTTTTAAGAATTGAAGGTCGAAGGAAGGCGATTGCTGCGAACAAAGACGTGATGGAAGCATTGATTAAGAATCTTCTTTCAGGGCCAGCTTTCGACTCGTACTCGTAGTATATGCTTTGATTATTGACATTGCGACATGATTCGTTGCTTGTAGTGCTGGCACTGGAGGTGGTTGTTTCGGCAAGTGGTTCAATATCTGCCGCAGTCGGAGCTTTATCAAATGTTGTGCAAGTAATCGTAGTTTTCTTGGATTTTGTCCCTGGTGTTAGATACACGGATTGATCGCCTAGTGTCAGTTCTACATATGAATTTTCCGTTTCGAATACTTGCTTCATGTTTTGAATGACCGCATCCTCGGTTGGATTATCATAGCCCTGTGATGGCGCACTCATACCGTGTAGAGGAATGGGGTCACCATTCGTCATAGCTTGAGTATACAAAATCGGGATTTCGGCTGTAATCAAATTATGATGAGCTATAATGTATGCATTTATATTCGTGTCGTCCAATGAATAATTCAATGGAATAGTTGACACTCTTTGTAGTATAGTGTGGTTACCAACATTGAATGGGGTATAATATACTTCCTTTTGATGCCATGTCCCGGCCGACATTGGTGAATTCCAACTTATATTTTTGACGTCTTTATGAGATACAAGGCCATTATTTGTATCTAATTTTTCAATAAGTATATCATCAGCAAGTGATGTATGTCCTTCGGGTATTGGTGTGAATTCCCACTCTACAAGTGAGTATGCTTTCACGTATGTATTTTCAACAGAAGTCAGACTTGATGATAAGCGTATTTGAAACGGTGTAGTGTAGAAGGTGTATAAAACATTATTCATTTCACTTGAAATGTCTTTCCAATTGGGTTTGTTTTCAAGAAAATACCATAAAGTGTTGTTTGTTGGTAAATACTTTATGCTGAATGATTTGTGATTATTTTTATGCATTTGGTTTCTACATCTTGAAGTTTGACTTGTACTGCATGTAGTAACTGTATTTGCCGTGCAATCCTGTTCGATTGAAGATGTTTCAGAATTAGATGATGAGATAAAGTAATCTTTTAAATTTACTTTATTACATTGGTGCAAATATTTGTTTTTAGTTGATGCTGCGAATATTAGGAATATCAAACAGAATAAAGTGAAAACAGATACAGAAATAAAAGATATAGAGTTGAAATGGGGGCTGTACATACATCCAATGAGTGAAACGTATCCCAAAGATATTGAAATAAGTAAAAATGTTGCATTGTTATGTTTTTGTCCTGCTACACTCTGTGTAGTCATGGTAGGATCAAGAGATGTTTGACACGTTTCATCGTCTGCAGATGCAGACGGCATAACGACAGTAGCTACTATACACGCAATAAATGATACTAAAACATTTATACTGATACCATTATCACTAAGTGGAGAATCTCTACTCATATCAATGAAGTTTTTTATGACGTAAATAAACCAGGCTATAATCAGAGTAACGAAGTAGACCATAGTCCACTGAGACTTGTTACCTAGTGTGCAAAGCGAACACAATTGACTGTTTTGAGTATACATTGATTCAGGCCCACTAGCCATTTATTATAGTAATAGAATAAATTACACACAATGTGGGTGCGCTTAATTATACACCCATAAGTTCTGGAATATTACTATAATGAGTGATATTGCAGAACTTATGGCGAGTAACGATCCAATGGCAACACCTGTCATGTCGCTTGGACCGGCACCTCCTCCTCCTGTGAATACGTCTCCCCCACCAGGGGTAAACAACTTTGCTACTATGCACGAAAAACAAATTGAACAAATGTCACCATTGTCGGGTATAATACCAGACACTGCCAAGCCTAAGTCTTTCAAAACCAAACTCACACTAGATCAAAAAACAGGAGTGATTGTTGCTATATGTACATTCCTTGTATTGTTACCAAATGTTCAACAATTACTAACACAGCAGCTTCCAGTTATTGCAACTAACAGCACTTTACATTTGGTAACTAATTCAATACTAGTTGCATTTGTTTTTATGTACATGAAGGACCATATCGGAGAGTTACTTTAGATTTCAAACTTATAGCTTGAATACACAGAAAGTGCTACAATTATAGCTACAATTATGCTGCTCGTCAATGGCACCTGCGCATGGTGTACAAACATGTGCATCAATTGTTCTTTGAAAGAAAGATTATGGGCTCCATTTGGTGGCTTTATTTCGTTTTTAGTAGCAAAAGGTTTTAGCATGTATGGCAACACAAGATTTATTATTACTGCAACCATCACTGCTTTCTTTATTTGTTTTTCTTGACATTCGCACTTCGAAGCGCCTGTTTTGGGACACGTCATATATTAATTACAATATATTTTTTTTTTGGAAAATATCGAATAATTACTCTGATTTTTTTACCTTATTTAAGTAAGAAACAATGCTATACGAGCTGTTTACATACTACTTTGGAGATGACGGAGAAGATGAAATACATCCTACAAAAGTCCCTGAAACACAACCTACAAAACGCCCCCCGGCACCAAGGGTTGATCATCATATCGGAACAGAGCAGTTACGTTACAAGATAGTACACACGGACAAGCAGCGGAGACGAGCAATCAAAGCAGGCATCGAGGAGCTTAAACGACTTTTCATGCTAACAACGGACGATAAAAAAAAGGCACTCGATATGGCCATCGATGATAAAAGGAAAAGATTGATACTTATAAGGACCCTCCAGAGGAGTAAGCCATCATGTCATACGCTACACAGTGATGTATTGTGGTTGTACTACCATTACAAACTCGACATATCTGGCTTAGCTTTCAGATGTTCAACGCCCAAGAGTTAGCAACGCCAGTGAACGTACAGGATCAGAGAGCATTCTTCAACTTGAGGACCGCCTGCTCCATGGTGTCAGCCACGAACCCGTAGAAGACGCGGCTATTGTCACCACACGAATCCTCCGGTGGGGCGACGACGATCTCATGCTCCCAGTTCTTTAGGTAGGTGATCGCGCGAACATTCCCGGTCGGCAAGCCAGAAGTCTTTGCCATGTTGCGAGATCGGATTGTCGAGATCGAACACGTACACGGCCCGATAGTAGGTACATCCGGCATACCACATCAATGCGTGCACGCACGTGTGACGAGGTGACGTGTCGTGTCCCGCCAGGTTTGAGTTGGGGTACACATGTGTACCCCAAGGGGAGCCACAGCCAAGAGGGGACCTAGGCTGTTTGCTTCTTCTTTCTTTTCTTAATTCAATAGAAGAAACAAGAATCAAACAGGCTAGGCTCCCTCTTCCCCTCCGCTCCCCTTGGGGTACACATGTGTGACCCACTGATCCCACGTGGTCGTAATTCAAACCCGATCGAATCCACGCCATGGCGGAGGCTTTCCGTGATCTTTTCGCCCGCGTGGTTGCGGATGCCGTGTGGAACAAACTCACGAGCGGCTCCCTGGTTGCTACCGGTACCCTTCCCCTGCGCCCCGACACGGAGTCTGTCCGCGAACTGCTACTGGGAAGCTCGATGAACTGGTCGACGCTGATCCTCAACAGGACTCAGCGTTATACAGAGCAGGAGTTCTGCCTTATATCCAACTCGAACCTCTTCGGGGACGCCTTTCTGTGTGCGTACAACATCAAGGAGCGCTTCAGTGCGGACGCGTTTGTCAAGAGGCTTGTCCAACCATGGGCACCGTCGTCGGTCTATGAATGCTTTGTTCTCTCAAAGATTCGCGACAACATGTTCTGGCATGTTGACGGGGGCAGCAAGGTGGAGTCCGATATCGTGGTCTACAATGTACTGGGGCCATCCGACTCCGTCAGCTGCTTCATGCTCCTGCTGATCGACACCATGCGACTGCTGCAGGCCGAGGCCGCTGACTCATCCTTCCCCACCTACGAGGAGATTGATGCAGGCCTCATCCAATTGGACAGTCGTAAGATCCCCCTGGAGACGCCCGACCTGACCGGGTGCGAGGCAACCTTCTGTGGTTTGAAGAGGAAGCCAGAGCTGAACGACATCAGGGTCGAGGTTATTGAGGTGACAGACGACGGGAAGTATCTTGTGCAACACGGAGACGAGCAGAAACTTGTGCACCCGCGAAACCTCCAGTTCGAACCCGGGTATTGTGAGCTTCCGGACGAGATCGCCTTTGTCGTGCCGTGGCTACCGGTAGCTGTGCAGAGGGCCGTGGCTGCTGGCGTGATACGCTGCCGGTTTATTTGGGCCAGAGAGGGCGATGTGGTCGTCTTCGACGGCAGCAAGCCACACGCAGTGTTCAATGTCCCGAGCGCTACGGGGCTCCCCCAGCTGGCTCTTGCTATGAACTACCGAGGGGTGATGCCACGTGTGAAGCAGCACATGAAAAAGAAGAGGGTGCGTCTGACGTCGGTAGCATTTTGATTAAACGATTCATTTGTTAAATTACAACATTTGTTAAATTGCAACAACACAATGAATCTTGTCCAACTGCTCCTTGTACCGCCTACCACCATCTTCCCCGCTTGCAGACGCCTTGACCTTCTCTTGATGATTGAGAAATTGCGATCCCACCCGAGTCTCCTCATCCGCCTCTGCCTCTAAATGACCAGAATTCGTATCGTATAACTCTTCTAAAGCTTCACCTTTTGCCTTGTTTTCCCATTCCTTCCCTTCCCCACCAGGCACCACCACCTGGTAAATCGCTCGCTTCTTGTTTGGCACGCGCAAGTTCTGGTTCACCCCTCCCGGAGCCTTCCTGTGCTTCAGCTTGATGAACTGTGGCACTGCATTAGCCGGGTCCGCCAGTAACGCCTGAATCTCTTCGTGGGAAATGTGCTTAATCGACTCCTTGCCAAACACGTTAATGTGCTGCTCCACCACATATTTGTTATTATTGGTGGTGGTGTTGTTGACGACCCTTGGTTTTTTCGCCACCTTTATCAATTCATTTATCTGTCCATCCTTTTCCTTTATTTGTTCATTTCTTTCAAGTAACTGGTCTTGTAATAATTTGACTTTCTCTTCTAAATGAGTTACTTTCAAAGTCGTGATTTCGTCTAAATTCCCATTCAATGACAATGCATGTGCTTTACAAGTTTTTTGATGTCTTCTAACAGTAGCAGGTTTGACCGAATTGTACCCACAAACACAGCTCATTAACTTTAGGTAACAAATTTGTTACCTTTAAGGACAAATTTGTCACCGATTTGTTACCTTTGATTTTACTCCTGTCACCACTATCACTCATACTTCTCCTTACTAAATACTCTATAATATAACACTTTAGATAATATCTCAAAGAAAAGAAGGGGGGGGGGGCAAGAGAAATTTTAAACTTCAAAAAATAACTTTTGGAAAATAACTTTTGGAAAATAACTTTTGAAAAAAAAATTTAAAAAAATTGATGGAAAAAATATCCACATTCACATACACGTGCTTCTTTGTATTTGTTGTTACCTGGCATGATGTTCTTTTGTACCATTAAAAATACTTTTAAATTTAAAAAATCCTCTAAAGGATCCTCTAGAGGATCCTTTAGAGGATAAGGCCCTTCCTACCACTACTCTCACTTACACTTCTCCTACCAAAATGATCTTTAATATAACATTTATAATATATCGCGAAGAAAAGAAGGGGGGGGGGGCAACTTCCAAACCAAAAATAAAAAAACCACTGGTATATTATAATATGTCGAAACAAGTGGAATCTTTTTACAAAAATAGACTTAAGGTATTTCCGATAGACAGAAACATGATAAGTAATGCACCGTTTACTCCAAAAAATTATCAAGTAAAAGGATATTTGGGTATCTCACCTCATCATTTTAAAAACCTGACACCAGAGTTCAAAGTTGTAAAGAGCAATACCGACAAGTATTATATTGTTGTCCCTAAAGAAGCTGAATTTGAGGAAGTACTCTTTTCTATGTTTAGCGAAAAGAACGCGGGATCATCACATATCTCAAAGGGACGAAATACTCCGATATCTGTGCTCACGTACAATGTTAGTCATGAAGCGATTGGTGGTAAAACCAACCAACGTCATAGTGCACATGTCCTTGGTAAAAAATGCTTGAACACTTCACACAATGCCTTAGGCCACAATCAATGTTTTTGGAATATGGTGTATATTTGTTCTCATGCGCCACATGCTTTTGTTGGTCTTCAAGAAGTGGATCGTAATATCGATGAAGTAATACAAACAGTACTTCAAGATAAACATAAACAAAAATTCAATATTATATCAACAAGATTCTTGAGTTTACTTTACAATGCAAACATATATGAAACTATTGGTAAACCATACATCAGTAAAGTCATTCAAAGTAATGGAATAAAAAGCCGTCCTATAATTGCACAGCTATTCAAACATATACGAGGGTCAGTACCAATTGCCGTAATCAATATGCATTGCCCACACAAAGAATACTCTCTAAGAGAAAACATAACGCATGCAATAAATAAGTTATCAAATACTCAAGTTAAACGAGTCATTGTTATGGGTGATTTCAATAAAGAACACATGTACCCATTTGAAATACCACCTCTATCCTTCCAACCAGCAATTTCGAAGTCGAATTATCAGAAAACCGGATGGAATCTACTGGGTGATGGTTCGGCATCTAACAAATTGAAATATAATAAGGCTGTCGACAATGTAATTATTGCAGGTGGCAATGCGTTTGAACCAGAAACGTGGAACATCCCTGGTAATATGCGCAAGCTTTTACCGAGCGGCAAATCTCCCGTAACCGGAAGGCGATTTCCCACATTAACATCAGACCATTCGCCAGTGGCGACCCAAGTTCGCTTCACATAACATGGTGTCTACAGAGAAGGATGTCATTCCCATACTGAAACCATTCATTATAGTTTAAAGTAGATACTCTACATTTAAGTCAAGTTGCGTTTGAAAAATGAAGTGATTGGTTTGGTGTTAAGTTCTTGTTGATGAGCTTCACGTCTTGCTTTTGCTTCGTCATCCCTAACATAATCCTGGTACTTCAACAAGTACTTATCGATAAGTTCATCGAGGCCATTCAAAGCTGGTCCAAGAAGTTCGATAATTGGCTTCTTGAATTGGTTGTTGAGATAATACCGCTTGTCGACCTTGAGGTTGTTTTGGATTATGTAATCCGGGTCTTCCACTTTTGTGGAAGCTTTATCTTTGGGGTCTCCGACCACATAAACGTACGACACCCTGTCCGGTACCGGGAGACCTCGCTTTTTCAATCTCTCCGCAACTTGCGCGGCAGGAGGAATCGTGCCAACATATTCTTTGTCTGAAATGGCTCCAGTTTTTGCAAATTCAGTTATTTCATAATCTCCCCGATCGATCCGTGCAAATGTTTCTTCGAGTAATGCAAATGCACTAGGGCGATCTTTTTGAACGAGAATCAATTCAATACATTTGATTATTATATCTTTGACTATTTTGGGAGTGTCTCTCCTGACTGGAGCAATGCCCTTGTAGTCAATGTAATCAGGTTTATCCACATTCGTCCATAGAAGACCACAATATCGCTTTTTTGAATAGCTTATAAGTGAATAGTATACCTTCTCAAACTCCATCTCGACCCTCTTCGGTACAGGACAGTGATTTTCGAGCAGCCACTTGGTAATCTCTTCTCCGGCAAGCTCCGATTGTTTGAAATTCTCTTCCAAAATCGCCTTTTGCCCAAGAGCTCTCGCCTCGTCAGATACTTTCCACTTGACGAATATTGAGTCTGCAAACACACACACACACAAACGTCAGAAAAAGGAAGTAGTCAGACGGGACGAGTTCAATGGGAGTGGTATTTACCCGTGTCGCCATACACATTTACCACGTTTTCACACTCCAATTCCTTCAATTCTAGCTTCATTCGTTCGTGAAGTGTCATCCTTGTGATTTCGGGCTTGTCCTCATAATTTCCATACCTCGCCAGTACGAACTTCTGCGACTCTTCAATGAACTTTCTGCCCGTGAACGTGCAGATCATGGCGAGAGGAAGATGTGGAATCGGACTTGCATTCACAGCACCAAAAAATCCGTAGATTGAGTTCATCAAAAGTTTGACTGCAAGCTGAATACCATCAAAGACGGATTTCTCTGTGTAGTTTGCTGCTTTTTTCATTTTCTTCTTGGCTTCATCTCTTTCATTCCACAATTCTTGCATGATTTCTGGGATAACAGCAGGAATACCCAACTCTTCTCCGTTT